TTGAATATCGGATGTCTTAGGATCTCAATAACCTTGTCTTTTTGCTTGTTCAGATTTGTATTTGCTTGGTTTGTTGAATTCCCCGAAATGGAATCCATTACATTGTCCCAGAACCTCATGTGAGAAATGTCAAGATTGTAGCCTCCGGGCGCAGCGCGGCGAATTACATCTTCAAGTTCTTGTAGCTTCTTCCTCCCGCCCGGCCAAAGATTTTCAAAATACTGTGCAGATGGGCCTTCTGGGTGCGCTCTTGTTATCGCTTTATTTTCGCTTTCAATAGACCGCAGATAGCCACGCAAATATTCAGTAGCGTCTTGATTTGCAGCATTTGCCGCCCTGTTGGTGTCTTCCTTTAGGTTTTTCCACTGGCTTTCGTCAAGCGTGTCGTAGCCGTATCTGCGGCCAATCTGGTGAAGGTCAGACTGAAACTCCTGCGTGACTTGCACACCGTCCATTGCGTCAGCAATAGACCGTTCTGAGTCGCCTCCCCACCTTTCTCTGCGAGCAATATTTGCCTCTTCAGCAGCCTCTTCCCAGTCAACGAAATCGCCCTTACCTTCTTTTGGAACGTAAACGGTGTTCTGCGTGTATCTCTGGTGGAAGATCACATGGTCAGGCTGTATTTCGCCGTAATGCGTTCTGCCGGTGTCTGGGCGGTTAGCGGTAAGTGCTGGCTTTGAAATCAGAAGTTCTTCTTCATAAGTAGCCATGTCTGGATCGCCAATAACATAATCATGCCAAGATGTTTGTTGGCCGTCAGGCACAAGAATTTCGTTCTCTAGGGCATGCTCTCTGGCTCTAATCTCAGCCTCCTCTAGACTGTAGGCATCGCCAGCATATTCCCCGTTTGGATCTCTGACCCAGTAATTCCCGTAATCTTCATTGCCAACAATGGAATATCCAAGATTATTGGTGTATTCCATTGTTGGGCTGTTTTGGTATCTTCTTTCTGCTGCCAATTCAATGGCGTTATCAATCTCATCTCTAAGATCTTTTGGAACCGAATCAAGGTTGTAATCGTATTCTTCAAGAACCCTTTGCAGTTCTCTTGCTGTCGGAAATTCAACCGGCTTAATTCCGGAGAACTCCCACGCACTGAAGATTTCATCAACATTGTTTTCTAAGTCATCAATGATGGATTCCATCTGGGATTCATTTTCACCGGATTCGTACATATCCAATGCGCGATTCTCAGTAAACGTGGTTTGCCGATAAATCTCATCGTCATCCAAGTTTTCGCCATATACGCGACGTTCTAACCACATTTGCGGGCGATTTTCTCTGACAAATCCCAGCAGTCCTTGCTTGGTGACTCGCTCGCCTGCCTGATTCTTCTCGACAATAAAGTCCAGCAAGCCAGTTTCTTTGATTTCTTGGTCAGAAACGCCCTTGTTCCGCAGGGTTTGTAGGGCTTGATTTGGCGTCATTTTTTCCTGACGCATCTTGGAGATTTCGTTTTCGAGCGGGCTGTACAGCTTGGACCATTCCTGCTCACCACGCATTTGGCCGCGATTTTGAGCAAGCGGACTTGGATCTGGATAACGCAAACGACCGCCAACCTGATCCACAAATGATCCGGGATCTACGTCTGGAATGTCTCTTGGTGGTCTTGGTGGCCCTACCTGAGCGCGGGCTTTCTCGATCTCACGGACTCTTGCTGCATTAGGATCAAGCGGTCCAACCACCTGCTCCAATGCGCCAGTAGGCTTACCAGATGCGCCTTTTGCTGGACCCCATTCGCCTGCTCCAGTCGGCCACAGTGAGAGTTCCTGCTGGTTCGTCATCTTTGACATGCCGCCGCCAAACAGTCCGGGAACACCTGTGCGGTACTCCATAACTGTGTTCAGCAGGCTGGTGTATTCGGCATATTCCTGCTCGTTCAATACTTCTGATGGAACGGCTTCTCCTGCGCTGCGTTCGCCATAAAGAGCAACGCCTCTACGGCGCACTTCTTCCTTTATTTCATTAAGCCTTGCGCGTGCTGCATCTCGCTCTGATTGTGATACTGCCATTGACGGCAGGCCACGCTGTTCTTGTAGGGCAAGGATGTTTTGGCCTAATGGAGAGCGTTCTACAGCTTCTGCTGCAACATTTGCAGCGGCACGACCGGCACGAGTCGCTGTAGGAATAGCAGCAGCCTCTGCGAGACCGAGCGGAGCGCCCATTTCGCGAGCCATCATGCGATCTTGCTGCGACATATCGCCAAAGCTGAATGGCTGGGTTTGCGCCGAAAGCTCTTCGTATCCTTCGCGCAATAAACCGATTGGCTGCGCTTGCTTTGCTTCCGTGAAGCCTCGGCCAAATGCTTCCATTCTGCCTTCGCCCGGACGACGCAATCCTGCCTCTGGGCCGAATGCCGTGTATGCCCCTGCAACTGCGGCAGGAACATCAGCGACAGCGCCTCTTAGTGCGAGCAGGCTTCCTTCGCCCATATTCGCCCAAGTCTCGCCAAGATTACGAGCGTATTCAGGAACTGAGCGTTGTACTGGCTGAAGGTTGCCCCACGAAATTGCTTCTGGGTCTTCTGAGGCGTAATCCATAACGCCAGTCGGCTTTTTGTTCTGGTTGTTTAACCCTAGAAGCCCAGTAATTTTATCCCAGAACAATTCCGCCATTACGCTATTCCTCGGAGGTTCCTCCGTATCGGTTCGCCCCAGTTGGTCTGGGCGGGTCTGTAGCCAACCGCCAAATATCGGAACGCATCTGCTCCATGTGATGCCCAGTCGTGAGCGGGTCGGCTACGCCATACTTTTCCATTATCGTCGTATTCTCGGTGGTATTGGCGTAGTGCGTCAATGCCTCTGTCGCAACGCTCTGCGTCGAACCAGCAGTTCTTCAACATCGAGCGGACAGCCTGAATGCCGTCGTCCACCATTAGCTGTGGAGCAATCGTTACCGGGCTGACGCCGAGCGCGTCTAGCGTCTCCAGTCGAGACTTGCCGGACCCTAGTTCTTTCACCCGAACGTCATGCGGCAGGATGTGTTCCCGGTATGCGTAACCCTTTTCCTGTAGGACGCGAGCGTAATGGTCGAGACCCACTCCGCTGGATTCGTAATAGTCGATGATTCTGACTTCAGGACCGATGAACTGGGCGAACCAGATGGCAGTGCTGTCTCCGATGCCCAAGTCCCATGCAGTAATCACGCCGGTTGAAGTTTCGTAGTTGACCACATCAATCCGGCCTTGGTCCTTGGCCTCCCGCATTTCTGTGGCGTAGTACGCGCCTTCAGCATGGACGAGGAAGTCGCCTTCCCAGACGTGATCGTAGATGTCCGGGCGTTTTTCTTTGTCCTGTGTGCGCTCCTGCTCCAGTACGTCTGGGAACCACGGATTGTCCTGCCAGTTCATTTCCACGATTACGGAGTTGTCTGGAGGGTCGTCACGGAAGCGTTTGTGTGTCGCAGACTCTTTGGATTCAGGATTCCACGTCACCCAGATTTCTGAGTCATGCTCACGAACAGTCGGGATCAGCTTTCTCCATGCTGTTTCCGATACGGTTTCGGCTTCGTCAATCCACGCCAGAATCAGTTTGGCTTTTGACTTCAATGCGTCGAGTGATCTGCGGAGACCGGCAAAGACGTAGGTGATCCGGCCATCCTTGGAGCGGATGTACTTCTCACCGATCTCGTAATAGTCCTCCAGCCACGGCACTGAGCGGATCGCAGACTTCACTTCTTCCAGTGAGGAATCGTCTAGCGAGTTCATAAACTCACGGCCACAGAGGATCTGGCCTGTTCCGCCTGACTCTCCAACCCGATAGCCATGAACGGCTGTCATCAGGGCGAAGGTTCGTGTCTTTGCGCTGCCTCGGCCTCCATACGCTCCACGGTAGCGGAGGTTTGGTGTATTGAAGACCGGAATAAGTTTAGGAGGGATTTTTAGCTGGGCTTTCATCCTATTACGGAGCCACCAGTTCGATAACTGTAGGACGCATGGTTCCGTCGCTGCTGGACAGATCCATTTCTTGTTTGTCGCTGTAGTTGTGCTTCGTCAGGATCAACTTGGTGATCGTTGAGTTGTACTCTCCCTTCAGCCCTTTGTTAATAAGGGCTTCAGCCTGATGGGCAAGGATGTTTTCTAAAATGTCCGAAAACGCTTCCTTTTCAGGTTGTTTTGCCCAGTCGTAAATAGTTGACCGTTTTACTCCGATATACAGAGCCAGCCCTTCGATGCTGGGAAGTTTGTCTTCTGAGTAGGCGTAAGCGACGTACCCTGCTGCTTTTGTGAGCAGTTCTTCAGTGTACTTGCTGGGTCGGCCTACCGTGGTCGGTGTCGGCTGTTCCATCTTCTTTCTCCGCTAAATGTTCGCGAGCGATTGCGCAGAACGCTTCCGGGCTGAGTTCCACAGTCCATTCCAGATCCAGATTGAGTCCGAAATCACGGGTGATGGAGTGCAGCGGAATTACAACCCGCCAATATTTGCGGTCAAGTCTATACCAGAGTGCGGGGAATTTTGTAGTTCCAGCCTGACGGACACTTTGGTTCCACCACTCGGAAAGCTTGGGTGTCTTAGCGCGTTTAACTTCGATTGCCCAGCCATCGAGGCCAAGAATGTCAGAGCCGCCATCTCGCCACTGGTCAAGGTTCCGGGTTGCTTCAAGTCCCAACTCTTCACGGAGGATGTGGACGACTTCGAGTTCACCAGCCTTTCCTTTGGCCCGCGAATTTATTTTTGTCATTGATTGAATCCATATAAATAAATATTAACAAAAGGAGGACTATATGTCAAGTAAGTTACTGATTTTGCTCGAAATCTTGCTCAAATACGGTTGGATCTACATAACCATTTTTGTGAATCTGTTTTAGCATTTCGATTTTAATGCTGACGATTTCAAGAAAGGATTCTTGACTTCCAAAGTAGCTTTCCCACTTCCGCATGCCCATGCGATGAATGCCTTCCTCGCCTGTATGATGCTTCATGCACAACGGGATCGTATGCCGGTCGTCAGCCTTCTGGCCCATGCCCCTCCATTTCGTACCGATCAGGTGGTGAATCTGAGGTGGTTGACCACAGATGCAGCAGCCCATCTCAGAAAGCAGGCTAAAGCGATCTGTACGCTCTTGTTTTGACATGGGCGCTACCATAGTACCTTTTTGAAGAGATCTCGGCTCTGAAGGCGTGTATGCGGCGTCTGACGGCATACTTAGGTCAGCCTCATCTCGGCTCTCTCGTCCGCCCGTCTGGTTCTCCAGACTTCCAGTGCAAATCTCGCTGCTTCCAGTTCCCATCGGTTGACCTCCTCTTCGTAGGTTGCGGCACTTAGGCCATCGAGCAGTTCTGCGTAGGCAGGGTCTGCCAAGGCTTCACGCTCCTGAGCGGCTGCGGTGTTGTAGCCAGCCCGTTCTGCTTCCTTCATCAGCATGGCCTGCTTGGACTTGCGGTAATGCTCCAGACGCACCCGGTCTGATTTGGCTTTGGCAAAGTCCTTGGCCCGTAGGCGCATGATGTGGATAAGTTCCTCTGCGGATCTTGGTTGTGGGTTCATTTCTTTTTCCTCGGTTGCCAGTCCTCTTGCGGGACGATTAATGCAGACCCGGCCCCGTAAGGCTTTCCTGCAACCACTTTGCCATTCTCCCGGATGCACAGAACCTGTACGTCACCGAAAGCGGCTTTCATCTGATCTACGGCCTTGGCTAGTTCTGGCCAGCGGTTACGGTTGGATTCGCGGCTCATATCGCCACCTCGCCATACAGGCTAGGCATCCTGCCGTTCTCATCCGGCGGCGGGAAAGGCATTGCTGGCTTCCCGTATTCCGGAATCCACTGCTGGCTTCTGGCATCAAACCAGAAGTTGAACAGTCCTTCCCACTCGCCATGACGCTGCTTCGCGACGCGAATGAATCCATCAGGCTCGGACGCATCGACTTCCTGCATGGCTCGGATCTTGGCTTCCTTGACCTGATTCCTTGCGATGATGAGCAGGTTGTCGGCAAGGTCCACGATCTCACCAGCGCCCTTGACCGAGAACTTGTCCGGGATGATCCGTTCGTCCGCAGCCTTGCGGATGTGGTGAACCAGATGGATGTGGATGTTGTGTTCCTTCGCAGCCCACGCCAGAGCGTCCACGAATTGCTTCTGTGGTTCGTTGTCGTTAGTCACACCGCACTTCACCAGTGAGTCGATCATCACATGGTCAATGCCTAAATCTTCAGCAGCCCAGTGGATCATGGCTAGGATCTGATCTGGCTTCACGGACCCAAGCTGGTCGTAGATCCAGATGCGGTCGTCGGTGTAGCGCATCAAAGCTTCAGCGCAATCGCGAGGTGGAAGCGG